GGGTAAGCCTGTTACTGGTTGGTTGCGTATGTTCAAGCAAGACAACGGTAACTTCCTATTCAAACTCGTCAACTACGGCGAGCAAAACCTGTGTGAACTGACACCTGACAACAAGTTGCGGTTCGTCATGCCGAGTGAAACATTCCGTAACAATGCGCAAACTCTTGTATCGGCACTGCATCGTTGGCTACCTATCACCACTATGCGACATCGCACTGGGCTATACCGTATTGCAGGTAGCAAGCCTGTGATGGACGAGATGCAGAAGCTATACGATGCAGATGGTGGAGATGCGGCTGACCCTTACTATGGATATAAATATTCACTGTATGGACATTATATGCCAGTGATGCGAGAGAAAGCCTATTACTTTGGTGGCATTGAGTTCGATATTGTCAGCGGTGAGTGCCTCAATCCACAACCAGATGTGAAGATGATTGAGAAACCAGAGGAGCGCAAGCAATGGCGCAGGGCATTGGCTAAGTTCAAGAAGGGTATCAAGGCTCGTGTCAGAGTCCATGCTTTCGATGGCATCATTGATAAGATGTGGGCAGAACGTCAGGCACAGAGTAACCGATGGGATTGGCGACAGCCTGACTGGGCATCTAAACAATGGTTAGACCTGCTTGAACATTGCATTCGCCACAACGAGTTCCCACAAGAACTGCTTATGGGTCTGGCCCAGACGACACCTAACGGATACTACCGCAGTGTCAAACCTGATGGGCAAGATGTCCTACAGGCTCTTGACCATGTGTGTAACAACCAAAGCATCGCACTGCGCCAACGGTTCGGAGTATTTGAAACGGAGGCAAAGGAGTGAGTGTAATTGTTTGGGATGGTAAGAAACTTGCCACGGACAGACAGGCTAACGATGGCTCTATGAAATGGGAGTCAGAGAAAGCGTGGTATGTAACCGATGGTGTTACTGGTGAGGAATGTATTGTGTCGGGCGTAGGTATGCTCGGCAACATACTAAAGATGCGCGAGTGGTTCAAAACAAAAGACCGCCCAGCGCTGGACATCAAGTCAAACACAGCAGAACTTATTGTCGTGAACCGACAGGGGTTATCTGTCTGGTCTGCAAACGGAACATCCGTAGAGCTATCCGCACCTATGGCTTTCGGAGATGGTAGAGAGTATGCGCTTGGAGCAATGGCAATGGGAGCGACAGCCGAAGAAGCTGTCCAAGTTGCCAATGAATATTCTTTACATTGTGGTAAAGGTGTAGTTATATATACTTTACATGAAGGTAAGGTAGAAGGAGATGAGAATGGCAAAACCTAAGAAATCTAAGGCTGAGAAGGTGTGGGCATACCTACTCAAAAACAAACTGGCTACCCCTGCGGAGGTGTCTAAAGCCACTGGTGTTTCGTATGGATACACCCACAAACTAATGCAGAAGATAGGGACACCGAAGGAAATCTTTGAGGCTGAAGTGGCTAAGCCTAGCTTTGAAGAACCAAAGCCTATGGGTCGTGCTGAGATATTGACGGAGGCATCACGCCTGACAACAGATTCTCGTGAGAAGTTGCACGGCACTATGGAGTCTAACTTCAACTGTATCGCTGACTTATGGAACGCATACCTCAAGGGTAAACACCATGAGCTAGACGCAAGTGATGTTGCTTTGATGATGACATTGGTCAAGGTATCTCGTGCTAAGAACAACCCAAGTCACGCAGATAACTGGGTGGATGGTGCAGGTTACATGGCTTGCGGCGGCGAAGTTGCTACCGCCAATGTTGAGTATGCAGACCTAAGCAATGACGGACTGCCAATCGCAGAAGGAGTGAACTTGTAGTATGGACATCGTAACCATTGACTTTGAAACCTATTACGACAGGCAGTATTCGCTGTCTAAGATGACCACGGAAGCCTATGTCCGTGACCCTCGGTTCGAGGTGATAGGTGTATGTGTCAAGGTGAACGATTATCCTACCGATTGGTATAGCGGTAATGATGTGGGTAAGTTTCTTAACTCGTTGGACTATTCCGACAAGGCGATACTTGCCCACAACACCGCATTTGATGGGGCTATCTTGTCATGGCACTACGGTATCAAGCCTAAGTTCTGGTTCGATACTCTGTCTATGGCAAGACCCCTACACAATGCTGTGGTAGGCGGTTCGCTTAAGGCACTGACGGCGCACTATGGGTTAGGGCAGAAGGGTGATGAAGTGTTCAACAACCTTGGCCGTCACCGAAAGGACTTCACACCAGAAGAACTTGACAGGTATGCGGCTTACTGTGTCAACGATGTTGAGCTTACCTACCAACTGTTCCAGAAGTTAAAGAAGGGCTTCCCTATATCTGAGCTTATGGTCATTGACCAGACGATACGGATGTATACACAACCTGTTATACAACTCGACACGGATGTGCTTGCACAGCACTTGGAGAAGGTTAAGGCTGATAAGCGCAAGCTGATTGATGACTTGGCATTGAAGGGGCTGAGTGCAGAGAAGGTCAAGAAAGCCCTTATGTCTAACCAGATATTCGCCAAGCTGTTGCAGACCGTTGGCGTTGAGCCGCCTATGAAAACAAGTTTACGCACAGGCAAGCAATCGTTTGCGTTTGCAAAGACAGACAAAGAGTTCACTGCTCTGCTTGAGCATCCAGACCCACGAGTTCAGAACCTTGTGGCGGCAAGGCTAGGCACAAAGTCTACCATCGAAGAAACACGCACAGAAAATCTAATGAAGGTAGCGGAGCGTGGCGCGTTGCCTATCATGCTTAATTATTATGGCGCACACACTGGTCGTTTCTCTGGTGGAGACAAGCTAAACCTACAGAACCTACCACGCAACGGAGCAATACGGAGTGCGCTGACTGCACCACTGGGCGAGATACTAATAGCTTGTGACTCGTCACAGATTGAGGCCCGAATGGTTGCGTATGTCGCAGGACAACATGATCTGGTGCAAGCGTTTCGTGAAGGGCGTGATGTTTACAGTGAGTTCGCATCAGAGATTTACGGTAAGCCTGTAACTAAGGCAGACAAGATTGAGCGGTTCGTTGGTAAGACCTGTATTCTCGGCTTAGGTTATGGCATGGGGCATGTTAAGTTCCGTAACACGCTTGCGCTTGGGCAGGGAGGCATCAGTGTAGACATTGATGAGAACGAAGCACAACGTATTGTCAGGCTCTACCGCCAGAAGAACCACAAGATTGTGGAGCTATGGAATAAATGCGGTCACGCGCTTACGACAATGGTTGCAGGTGGAAGCGGTAACATTACAGACCTGCTACCCTACGACAGCAAAGGCATCGTCCTACCGAACGGCCTACGCATACAGTATAATGCGTTGCGCCAGACACCAGATGGCTTTGAATATATCGCAGACGCACGAACCTATAAGAAACTAGTGAAGGCTAGGGTCACTTCAGGTGAGCAGATAGCGGTTGACTGGACACGCATCTACGGCGGCAAGGTCACAGAGAACATAGTCCAAGCGTTAGCTAGGATTGTGGTCGCAGAACAAATGGCATCCATCGGACAGTCATACCATGTAGCGTTTCAGGTACACGATGAGGTAATCATCAGCTGCCTGGAAGAAGACAAGGCACACGCACAGGAACTCGTTGAGAGGAAAATGTCAACCCCGCCCTCGTGGGCTAGGGATTTACCTGTTGCTTGCGAGTCTGGCGTGGGGTATAACTACGGTGATGCTAAGTAAACTTTACCGTGAGTGGCGAACACCGCCCTTACGGTGCATACCTATGGAGGTTCAATGCAGTTAGCACATTCATTCTCAGCTATTAAGCTGTTCGAGAACTGCCCGAAACGCTACTACTTACAGCGTGTCACCAAAGAAATTCAGGATGAGGGCAGTGAAGCTAGTCTGTATGGCAACCGCATCCATGAAGCTCTGGAAGCTAGACTTAAAGGGTCTGAACTCACCACGGAGACTAAGAAGTACGAAGCGTTATGCTTTGCTATCGACAAACTTGCGAGTGATCCAAATGCGGAGCTGTTCGTAGAGCATCAACTGACACTGACAGAAAACCTTACAGCAACAAGTTGGTTTGCAAAGGACGCATGGTTGAGATCCATACTGGACGTATTGATTATCCGTGATGACCAAGCAATCGTTATGGATTGGAAAACTGGTAAGCGCAGACCCGACTTCACACAGCTAGAGATGTTTGCTTTGCAAGTGTTCAAACATTTCCCTGATGTAAACGAAGTAACTAGCACGTTTGTATGGCTGAAAGACATGAAGATGGACGCTGAAATCTACAAGCGGAGCGATGCTACTAAGATGTGGGAAGAACTTCTCGGGCGTATCAACCGCATCTACCAAGCGGCAGACTCAGATAACTGGCCTGCCAAACCAAGTGGCTTATGCCGTTTCTGCCCTGCAAAAAATATTTGTGATTACGCACAGATATAACTTGACAATAGTGTATAATAATGTCTAATACCCCAGAAGGTAAAGTAAAGCGTAAACTTGACAAGATGCTGAAGGCCGAAGGCGTGTGGTACTACAACCCACAAGCAGGGCCATTCGGAAGGTCAGGGATACCAGACAAGGTAGCTATTATTGGCGGACGGTTTGTAGGGATTGAGTGTAAGGCGGATAAAACAAAGAAGCCTACAGCGTTACAGATCAAATGTATGGAGGAGATTGAGAATGCAGGGGGCAAATGCTTTCTCGTTTATGACGATGACACCATTGAGATGGTGCGACAGTATATTAAGGAGTGGTTGGGATGATTGTTGTTGAGTCGGCAAAGGCTCTAGCACTTAACCTTACTAACCCTAACAGAGTGCTAGACACTATACCTACAGCAAAGGTTCTTAACTTCAAAGGTAAAGAACTTGTTGTGACACCGCATCGACAGGATGAGGTGAAGGTATTGCGTAACTTGGGGATACAAGCCCCTGCGCCTATCCTGTATTACTATGATTGGGTAGGTCGCTTTACACCATACGAACACCAGAAGATGACAGCCGCGTTCTTGACTATGAACCAGAAGGCACTGGTGCTTAACGAGATTGGAACTGGTAAAACTCAGTCAGCTCTATGGGCGGCAGACTACCTCATGAAAACAGGTTCTGTTAAGAAGGTTCTAATCGTTTCCCCGTTGTCCACGCTTGAGCGTGTATGGGGTGATGGTATCTTTATGGGCTTCCCAGAGCGTAAGCATGTAACATTACATGGCACTGCGGCAAAGCGTAAGAAGCTACTAAAGACAGACGCAGACTTCTTTATCATCAACCATGATGGTTTCCCTATCATAGCCGAAGAAGCTATTGGGATGTTCGATCTAATCATCATTGACGAGGCGGCTGTATACCGCAACCCATCGACTAACAGGTTCAAGATATTCCGTAAGTGGATGGGCAAGAACACAGGAACTCGTTTGTGGATGATGACTGGTACGCCTACACCTAATGACCCGACAGACGCATGGGCGTTAGCAAAGCTAGTAGACAGCCCACACTGCACCAAAACTTACACTGCTTTCAGAGAGCAGGTGATGATGAAGATTGGTCAGTGGAAGTGGATACCAAGACCAGAGTCAGTGGATACCGTCAAGCACATACTGCAACCTGCTGTCAGGTATACACGAGACGAGTGCTTTGACCTGCCAGACACAGTGTTCCAGACCCGCAAGGTCGAGCTTACTAAGGAGCAGAAAGACCACTACACAAAGATGCTACGGCACTTTGTTACGGAGATGGCAGAAGAAGGAACTATCACCGCTGTAAACGAAGCGGTCAAGTTACAGAAACTTGTTCAGATAGCATGTGGAGTGGCCTATGGGGATGATGGCCGCAACATAGAACTTGATTGTTCCCCAAGAGTAAACGCCGTGAAGGAGGTAATAGATGAAGTAGGACAGAAGGTGATTGTGTTCGTACCGTTAACAGGAACACTACGCATGTTGGAAAGAGAGTTAGGGAAACAGTGGTCAGTTGGTGTGGTCAACGGCGAAGTATCTGCCAGACAACGCAACGAGATATTCCACAACTTCCAGAACGCTAAAGACCCACATGTATTGATTGCTCACCCTGCGACTATGGCTCATGGGCTAACCTTAACATCTGCATCGACAGTGATTTGGTATGGGCCAGTAACAAGCAACGAACAATATGTTCAGGCGAATGGTCGTATTGAGCGCATTGGTAAAAAGCATGTGTCGAATGTCGTGCATATCGAAGGTACAGAAGTTGAGTACAAGATGTATGAACGGCTGAAAAACAAGCAGAAGCTACAAGGTTTATTGCTTGATTTGATACAACAAGAAACGAGGTAACGATATGAGTCTAACTGTAGACCAAGTTATTGCCGCGTATATCAAGTATCGCAACCAGAAGGAGGCTCTTGAAGCTGAGATCAAAGATCAAGTTAAAGAACTCAAAGACAAGATGTCGAAACTTGAAGCGTGGATAAAGACGAAGGCGGATGCTGATGGCGTAACGTCCTTCAAGACAGCGCATGGAACTGCGTTTGTCACAACAAATGACTACGCAAATGTAGCGGATTGGGATGCTGTTCTGTCCTTCATTAAGGAGAACGAAGCCTATGACATGCTAGAAAAGCGAGTCAGTAAGAACGCTGTTCGGGGCTATATCGAGCAGAATAAAACCGTACCATCTGGCGTTAATTACGGTACACGCATAGATGTAAATGTCCGTAAACCTGTAACCAAAGTCGAAGACTAGGAGATGACTATGAACGATTTAATTCCTACAAACATCCAAGTACCTGCACACTTGGCTGACAAAGTTGGCAAACCATCTGCGCTTGGCGCATCACTGGCAGGAGGCATGGCCTCTGCTGATGGAGATACATACCCACGAATTTCCATCAAAGGCTCACGCTTCCGCATTGTCGAAGGCGGCAACGAGACTGTACTTGACAGCACTGTATTGGAAGCAGTGATTGTTGGTGCTAACCCGAAGCTATCAAAGACATGGTATGCGAAAGAGTGGACACCAGACAGTGAAGCTACAGCACCAGACTGTTTCTCACTTGATGGCGTAAGCCCACACCCAGATAGCGAAAGCCCCCAGAATGATTTGTGTGCTTCATGCCCACAGAACGCATGGGGTTCTAAGGTGACAGCCCAAGGCCAACAGGTGAAAGCATGTTCTGACCAGAAGCGTCTTGCTATCGTGGCGGCTGATGACCCAGACGGTTCAGTATACTTGCTGAATGTAACACCGTCTGCGCTTAAAGGTCTTAACCAGTACCAGAAAGAACTGTCAGTACGCGGCATCGCACCAGAGATTGTACGCACTAAGATTTCGTTTGACACGAAAGCGTCTTTCCCCAAGCTGACGTTCTCGTTTGGCGGCTTCAATGACGAGTTCACACAGAACGCAGTCGATAAGTTGTTTGGTACTGAGCAGGTTAAGCAGATCACAGGAGAACAAGCTGTGCCGAGTGTGCCTAAATCCGCACCGGCAATCGAAAAGCAACCTGAGCCTGTCGCTCCTGCACCTGCACCTGCACCTGAGCCAGTCGCAGAGGAACCTGCTCCTGTGAAAGGGTTCGGGGCAAAGAAGGCCGCTGAACCAGTAGCCGAAAAGCCCAAGGTTGTAGAAGAACCGAAGGCCGCTCCTGCTGTAAACTCTGAAGCTGATGATCTGGCGGCAGAGATTGCAAACCTAGTAGGGGCAGTATCTGATGACTAATGTACCTCCGCTAAACTTCACGAAAGTGGAAGCACTGCGGAAACATATGCTCCTGACAACAGGCAACATGGCTGAGTTGATGGGCGTATCACGGATGACTTACTACGGATGGGTAAAGGGCAAGCCCATCCGTAAAAAGAACGATGAGAAAGTCCGTGAAGTCCTACGCGAAATGCTAACCATGCTGTCTGATGGGTGGCCTCAACCAGAGATCATCGCGTTAGACCAGAAGCAAAGGTTCCAAAGGCTTCTTGAGATTTTGGATAAACACGATTAAGGTGGATAGGGAGGGGCGTAAGCCCCTTCCGTAACTGTGAAGGTAACAAAAATGGATACGCTGAAATTTTTACAGCGAGTCCTACCGTCTGAAGGATATTATGTAACGACACTAATAAGCCCTGAAGGTAAAGTCCAACAAGGCTTCTTTGATACGGTAGAAGAACTCGCCAAAGCCTGTGCAAGGCTATCAATATCACAGCCAGATAAGAACGTTTATTTTGCTGTGTCTGCTTTCCAGAATAAGGGCAATAGAAAGCAGGACAATGTACGCGCAACCAAACTAGTAGCCATTGATGTTGACTGTGGCGAAGGTAAACCATTCCCAACATGGAAAGAAGGCTTAGTTGCGTTAGGAAAATTTGTTTCCGAAATGAAACTACCCAAGCCATTGATTATTCACTCTGGCAATGGGTTGCATGTTTACTGGGTATTAACTGAAGAACTAGAACCTGATGACTGGAAGCCGCTAGCCGAGGCTATGAAGCAAGCATGTGTGGCTAAAGGCTTTGAGGTAGACCCTGCTGTCCCTGCTGATAGTGCAAGAGTGTTAAGACCTGTTGGTACTACGAATACTAAAGGTGGCAACGAGGTGAAGCTATTAGTAGATGCAGAGCCAGTAAGCGTTTCGACTCTGAGGGATTGTCTAAGTTATTACTTCAAAGCAGCTCCAGCAGCAGATGTAGGTCACACTCGTGACAATACGTTGCTCGATAGTCTAGCGGTAAAGCAAGAGTTTCCCCCCGCTGTCGGTTCAGTTGTAGCTACTAAGTGTAAGCAAATCGAATGGGCTATAGCCAACCAAGCTGATGTAGATGAGCCACTATGGTACGACATCATTGGTGTAGCGGCTCATTGTGTAGACCCTGAAACCACAGCGAAGGAGTGGAGCAATCAGCATCCGTCGTATGATGAAAGAGCTACCATACAGAAACTTACTCACTGGAGGCAGTCAACGACAGGCCCGACGACATGCACGAAGTTTGAAGCAGACAGACCAAACGGATGCAAAGGTTGTAAGTTCAAAGGCAAGATCGGTTCACCTGCCAGACTTGGGGTGCAGTATCAAGAAGTGGCTGTTCCACAGGAGGCGTTAGATAAAGTCGCTAACTCTGTGCCTATGCCTAAACCATTCAAGCGCACAGCAGATGGCATAAAAGTAACGATAGACGATACGGATATAGATGTATGCAAGTTTGATATTTATCCAGTGGGCTACGGCTATGATGAGTCGTTAGGGTATGAGACCGTTCGCTTCCATTGGAACAGGCCGCACATGGGGTGGCAAGAGATTACGCTGAGACAAGCGTACTTAGCAGAGGGCAGTAGAGAGTTTGCAACGGCAATCGCAGACCAAGGTATTGTCCTTTATAACAAGAGGCAAACGGAGTATTTTCAACTTATGATGCGGTCATATATGGAAGAGCTTAGACAAATCCGTGCCATGACCAACCTCTATTCGACTATGGGATGGAAGGAAAACAACACGGCATTTGTTTTAGGCGACACAGTTATTAAGCGTGACGCTAGTGGCATTGTGTCGGAAGAAGCAATCAAGCTGTCATCTGGGGTACAACGACAAGGCGGAGAACTATATCCGACCAAGGGTACACTAGAGAACTGGACATCCCTGACATCTATAATGGAGAAAGCAGACCTCAAAGCGCACATGTTTGCGTTAGGCGTAGGCTTCTCTGCCCCCCTATACAACTTCACTGGCCTCAAAGGTCTGACTATTTCGCTATATGGCGCAACAGGCGGCGGCAAAACACTGGCGCAATACTGGGCGCAGTCAATCTACGGCAACCCCGACAAGCTACACTTTGCGGCGAAATACACACAGAACAGTTTGTTTGCACGACTTGGTACATACGCCAACCTGCCACTGACAATCGACGAAGTCACTATGATGAACGACAAAGAAGTAGGTGACTTCTGCTATTGGGTATCTCAAGGGCGTGACAAGGCTAGACTTAACCGCAATGCAGAGGAGCGTGACGCTAAGACTTGGGCAACGCCAGTCATAGTATCCACCAACAAGTCTCTACAAAGTAAGTTGATCGCGTCTGGTCTGGACACTGACGCACAGATGGCTCGTCTGTTAGAAATTACAGTGCCGCAGAGCGCAGTATTCACACGGAACTCTGAGGCAGGGCGCAAGATATACGAAGCTATCCACGCTAACTATGGTCACGCAGGTAGATTGTTTATCAAGAACCTAGTTGAGATGGGCGAAGACGGTATAAGCGCCGCTATCGCAGAGGCATCTGACTCTTTCCATAGGAAATATAAGGCTAGGTTTAGCGGCGAAGAACGCTTCTGGGAGCAAGCTATTGTGTTGGCTGACCTAGGTATGAAACTGGCAAACGACTGGGGTCTAATACAGTTTGACTACCGCCAAGCAACTGAGTGGGTACTGTCACAGATTGGTGCTATCCGCAGAACTGTGCAGGAAAACCAAGTTGATTGCTTTGATCTTATCGCTGAATACATGGCTGATAGTGCTGACGCACAGGTCACAGTGATGCACACTTCTGGGCAGAAACCACAGCCAGACTACAGCCGTATGCCACGAGGTGACATCAGAGTGCGCCTTGATGTATTCCGTAAATCTGCCGCAGAGCCATTCGATAAGGGTACTATGATGATAGACCGTACCCATTTCCGTAAGTGGTTGTCTGTTCGAGGAGCTGACTACAAGTCATTCAAAGAGGAACTTACTGTAGAGAACGCGATTGCCACCCCGAAGTCAGAGAAGGCATCGCTCGGCAAGGATACGCCAGTTAAACTAGCACAGTCTTATGTGATTGGTTTCAACCTGACACACCCACGCTTCCAGAGTTTGTTGGAGAACGCAGATGTGGCGGCTGATGATATGTCTTACGGTCAGTTACAGCTTGTTACAGATCACCAGTAGTCTCAACATCGTATATATCCATTAGTAGTCTGAGGTCATCTCGGACTGCTCTTGGAGACGATCTCAAGTACCGCTCTGCTGTTGGAAGCTCTGCAAGTTTAGCCGCTCGTTTTGCTCTGCGCTCGAAGTCAAGAAGCTCAAACGCTGTACCTTGATGTAAGAAGTTCCAATCATCCACCATATCTAGAACATCGTTCATCATGTTGAAGTCATTTGTCAGATAGGCTTTGATGTATTTGTTCTTGAACCCTTGATCCCACGACTGGATATAGGCCGCGTGTTGCTTACCCATACGAACAATGTCGTTGTCTCTTGTGGCAACAGATGGGTAGAAGCCCATCGCTCTGAACAAAATCTGCGCCATACTTGCATCGCTATCTACTAGCTTACCTTGACCGTTGGTAATGATACCTGAGTCGTAATATGTAAGTGCATCGCTGATAGCCCGAACACCTGCGGCAGGAAACTCTTTCAACACATCTCTAAAACTAGTTAGGTCTGGGCGAAGTCCTACGGCTTCTGCTCCGTAGCGAGTTATTGCGCCAACTGTTGCTGATGCACCCTCCAAGCTAGAGTACATTGGCCCCATAAAGTTCGACACTTCTCGTTGCCAACTTGCCCCTGCTAAACCTATTCCTGTGAGTGGGATCAAATCCCCGAAGCCCAAGCGGGTAGAGATAGTACCTGCCATGAACTGATCTAGGAATCCGCGCATTACATACGGCTCGATGCCAGGGGCTAACTCATTCAGCAACTTGTTGAGCTGTAGTTCTACAGGCTCTTGTGTGAAGTTTAGCTTCTGCATCAATGTGTCGTATAGCTCCATCAGGTCATCTGCGAATGGCAGACCTTTCAAACCTGCGAACAAGAACAGTAGGGCTAGGAAGTTTAGCTGTCCTTTAACTGGCATATGGCGAAGCATCTGCACAGTGATGATTGAGAACTGCTTATAGATAAAGATGTATTGGCCTATGTTGCCACGCGCCATCTCTGGGCGGTTGAACATGGCGTATTCACCCTGCGAAGTATTGACCGCAACCTTAGCGAAATCAGATGCCTCTTGGTTGAACTGATCTTCCAACTCGTTGAGGCGTGTAGTCTCTGCTTCAGTCCGGTTATTACCCTTCTGCTGTAGCTCAGTGTATTCTGGTGTCCCTGCAATCGCTCTCGCTTTATGCAAGCGGAATGATGCAAGTGCTGTCGCCCTACGGTTAAGCTGTTCAGTATAGGTAAACCCAAGCATCCATGTCTGGATGGCACTCTGCACTCTGTTATCGTACACACCACCTCTTGATGTGCCGACCAAAGCGTTAGCCTGTGCAGACTGAAGCACACCTTGGTAGGTCATGTCGCGCATAGCAACGGCTTCTGCCTGTGTCAGTCTGTGCTTCTTCTGTAGGTCTTTGCTAGCAACAACTTGGTCAAGGTAGTCTGAATCAGACAGCTTGTGGTTCTTCATGTTGTTGACTGCTCGGCTAATTTCTAAGCCTGATTCTTGCCAACCAAAACCGCCACCGTATGCTCTACCCTCGTTATAGAAAGCGAGATATGGATGAGCGTGGGTAGCGAGAGATACAGAGTTCACCATTGCGGTAGCCAAGCTACCACCTAGCTGTGCAACAACTGTAAACATCTTGATCTTTGAACCTGTTTCACCTGACAACAAGTCCTCAGTTGAGTCTACAATGTTTCCTGCTTCGGCATAGAACTGCTGTAGCTTCAGAGCATCGCCTTTATACATCTCGCCCTGACCCTTATTGCGGAGGGTTTTCGTTGGGTCGAGACGGTTGATTGCTTCTCTCTGGCCTATCGCTGCCATGTTGGAATACTTCAGTGCGTAGTCATCGTATGCTGCATTGGCTTTGCGCTTCTGCTCTGGTGTCAAATCAGTGCGCTGAGTTTCTGCGTACAGTCTATCCAACTTGGCTACGTCACCGCGCCACAGTCTGTCGCTAAGCATAATGTTGTTAAGACGGTGGCGGTAGAAAGCTTGGCCCGCTACATGCGCTTGCGTCTCAAGATATTCTGCTGTGCTGCGCAACACATTTGGATCCCATCCTGCCACACCTTGACGTTCAATAGAGCGGCGTGCTGACGCTTCTTGTCTGGTTAGGGCTTCGATGATGCGGTTACGCTCGTCTGGGTTAATGTTTACATCCAAGCGAGATAGGATTTGGATGAAGTCATTGATGTTCTGCTGCTGCCCAAGAGGGGAGCCTTGACGCTTCTTCTCCATGACAGCTTGGAACTGCACAGTTTTCTCCTGCCCAGTCGAATCCGTTATGGTAATTTGCGCCCCTTCAAACTCAGTGTTGAGATTGTTCATAATCTCTCTGGAGTCTGCGCGATTGTCCGCTTGGTAGTATGGAAGAACGCTTGCCCATGTAGGATCAATAGCTACTGGGTTGCCTGTGCTATCCACAGCCTGTAGACGAACCTGCCACTGGCCTCGGCGTGTAAACGGAACGTAAGCGTTCATGATCGTTTGCTTCGCACGATATTGCGCGTTGGCTGCTTGAACATCTAGTAAGAACAAGTTGCCGATTGCTGATGTGATGCGGTTAGCGTCAGGAGTTTTGTAGCGGGCGTTGATACCTTGCAGACCATCAATGATGTCTTGGTATTCAGTGCCAGCCATGACTGTTTCTTTGTCGCCGTACTTAAATTTGACTTCGCCTTTGACCCAGTCTTCAACTTTCTTGGACTCAAACAATGCACGGTTTACTTCGCGTAGGAAGAACGATGCACGAGATGTGGACTCACCGTTGTAACGGAAGCTGCCGCCCTGTGCAGTTGCGCCTTCGTTGTAGAGTTGGATGTACTTATCCATCACCTTGCGCATGACTTCTACTTCTGCGTCAGTCATACCGTAGGCATCTTTGTATAGTGCAAGCGTAGCATCTTTCTGGGCGACGCCACCTTCAATCACGGCCATGACAACATCTTGTGCTGACTTGTTCACCGCTGCACGCTGCTCAGTGTAGATGCGCCACACATTATCAGTGATGGTAAATGGAACTTCTTCGCCGTCTACTTTAATGCTTGGCTTCCAAAGCTCTGTCTGCTCATTGTCAGGGTCGCCAATATATACAAGGATACCCTCTGCAAACTGCTCTCGTGTGATAGCCCCTGCTGCTTCGGCAGACTCAAGTGCTTCTGAGTTGATAGCGAATGAGCCATCTGGCAGTTGATCTACAAGGTTTTCATTCTCACGAATCTGTTGCTCAGTCACAGCACGCTGTTTGTGGCGTGCGCCATATGCCAATAGTGCGCCTGCCTGTAGCTTCTCTTCCTCGGTAGGAGCTGCGACTTTGTTGCCATCCCAGTTCACTGTCCACGCTTGGTTTGAATACGCAGTCAGGTTTTTGTAGCCGTTTAGGAAGCGGCGGGCACGGTTAGCACGGTCTTGGAAGATGTCAAAGATCATCTGTAGACCTTCGCTGCGCTTGGCTTTGTTATCCAGTGTCTGTACAGACTCAAGGATTTCACCTAGGAAATCTTTGGCATCGTTGTAGTTTTCAATCTCCTTGGCCTTACTCAAGAAGTTCTTCAGTCCACGCATACCGCCGTAATCGCCAAACGCTTTAGCGTGCGCAAAGGATGAGAAGGAGCGAGAAGCTACATCTGCTGCCTGTGTTTCGGCAGAAAAGCGTCCCAACATGTTCTCAGTTGTTAAGCTCTGTAGGTTACGTCGTAGCTCTTGAGCACTAACCAGACCACTACCACCCTGCAACAAGTTTCTGCGTGATTGTCTAATCATGTACCTGGCAAGGTCATCTTGGAAGTCAAAGCCCAGAGAGTTCAGTACATTCTTGATGGCATCAATGATGCGCTTAACAACACTCATGTCCATGTAGGCTGCTGCGTCAGCAAGTACTTCTTCTACAGCTTCCATTTTATCCATGCCCATATCCATCTTGTTGTCGATGGCATAGCGCAGAGACATGTCGTTGTTATAGATGTCGTTGAATAGTTTCTTGAGTTGCGCTGGCGGCATAAATGCACGAAGGCCAAAGTGACCCATAGTCTCGTGAGCCAGAACGAAGCGCACCTGCTTCTCGGTTTTGAGGTTGTCAGTGAACAGAATAATCTGGTCGCCCACTGAGAAACCAGATGCGTTGACTGTATCAAAATCGTTGTTAGGACGAGACGCTCGCGCTTGACGGTAAAGCTCAGGGTTTACGTTAGCCAAGTCAGCTTGGTTGCGCACGATAGTGACGGTGGGTTTTAGCTTCAGTTTGGCTAGCGCCTTAGTAACAATGCCACGAACCTGTATATTGTTAAGCGTGCCGTTGATTACTGAGCCATCTTCTCTATAGAAGTTACCCTGTTGTTCGTCCATATCGCGGGCTGCATCTTCAGATACGCGAGTGTCTACCTCGGTGGTAGGTGACGCGTTGGCTGATACCACGCCTGTGTTTTTGTGTGGAGTGCCTGTGATTGTGGTCTGCTTCTCAATAGCAGGGATCAAGAACCTACGAGATGCGTAGGTGTACCACGGTGCTACCTTATTCTTAGTGCCAGAAGAGCGCTCGTTCTGTGCAGTAGCGAACCGCACAAATGTGTCGTCAAGGACTTTAAGCTGTTCGTCAGTGAAGTACTCAGGGTCTTTGTATGCCCGCTCATAGAACTCACGAACCCGCGCTACGGCTGCTGCGTAGTCACGCTGTGGCTTAGAAGCGTTAGCATCTGTGCGGGCAGGCTCTCCAAAGTATGCGTAGTCCACGAGGGCAACTGCTGTCGCCCGCATGTCGCTCATGCTGTCGCTGATCTCAAAGTCTAGGATCAGGTCAGCTGCAATCTCTTGTTCTTCTGTGACCTCAGTGTAAGTGAAATCAGTTACGTCAGGTCGTTCTTGTACGATATTTTCCTGCGCACCTTGTTGGTCGTTAGCTTCCCGAACGGCTGCGTTTGCTTCCTCAGTGCGGCTTGCTGCCTTGCTAGCCTTCTCTTCTCTGAGACGCTCTTGGGCGCGATCTGTTGCGGTAGATTTTCTACTGACTTCGTCTCCGCTGCGAACTGCTTCGCTAGGTCTGGCCGGTTGGCCTCCATCCACGCTTTCTGTGCTTTGCTCTTGTACGGCATTGGCTTCACCTCGTCTTAGAGTAGCTGCCCCTGTGGCCACATCGTCAATGAAAGTAACTGTGTCTGGGTTTAGTACTAGGTATTCTTTCCAAGGAGCTTTACTTAGTGGGTTTCTACTAAACGCAATCCCATCATATCCTGCAACTCGTGCAGCATCTACGCGAGTAATGTCGCTACCGTCTGCTATACCGAACTGGGTATCGAACTCGTTACGAGACTTAACTTCAAGTAGATTGTCAAACTGCACAGACGCTCGTCTGATTGGCTGCTTAGCACCACCTTGAGCTGCTCGCTTGTCATTAGCTAGGTACATAAAGCCATCTGGTGCAGGGTCTGCATCCAGTGCGCCCGCACGGAATAGAGTAAGGTCGTCAGTAGCTTTACCTTTGAGGCGTTGCTGTGCGACGACGGCTTCTTCCGCAGGTGTTACCTGAGTAAGTTCTGGTGTGGCTGGCTCTACAGTACCGGCTGCTTTGAGTGCTGCGACTGATGGTTCGCCACGTTGTGTAAACAGGATACCTTGCCCCGCTGCACGCGCTTCCGCTGCGGTCATTGGGCGTGCTGCTTCCGCCGCTGCTGCTTCTGCTTCACGCTCTTGCTTACGGCGTAGGCGATTCTGCTTGTTAATCTCTTTCTGCTCTGCTTTTGATGGCTTCGGCACTTTGACCTGACCACGGAACAAATCCATCTGGCGAGGCGAAGCAACTGGTACTGGCACAGTAGGGAGATTCTGTACCGGCGCTGCCACGGGAGGAGTCTGTGGCCGCTGCACGCCCTGCTGCTCCGCCTCATAGGCCGCGATCTCCTCTCTAGCACGCTCTAGTTCTACAGCGTTTAGGAGTTCGCGGTTGTTGCGTTCAATACGTTCGTTCTCTATCTGTAGCCGTTCTGCTTGTAAGCGGTTAGTTTCTGCCTGTAGCTCGGCCTGTTGCTGTGCCGCTGCGTCAGCTGCTAGTTTGTTTTGCGCGGCTTCCTGCATACGTTGCTGCAACAAGTTTGGCTGTGGTTGTGGCTGCTGCGCTGCAGTCTGTTGGATGCTTTCAACCACGTTCTGCACAGGTGCAGGTGGTGTCGGTTGGATTGGCGCGGGTTCAGGCATAGGCGGTGTAGCCTGTTGACTGAACATATCAGGCTGTGCGCCGACTGGTGCGACAAGTTCCATTTCTTGCTGCACTGGCTCACGTTGCGCCATAAGACGCTGCTGTCCGAACGGTAGTTCCATCTGGAACCCAGGCTGCTGTGAAGGAATCACAGGCTGATCGAACAAGTTTAGCTGGTTAGGGTCTACACCTTCACCAAGGTTTTGGTCAGGGAACAGTTCCAGTTGCTCAGGTGCAGTAGGCTGCACTGGCGCGGTACCGAAATCAGTATCTTCTGGGAACAACTCCTGCTGTGTAGGTTCTTGTGGTGTTGTCTCCGGCTCAGGCTCTTGCTCAGTAGGCATACCACGAAGTAAGTCACCTTGGTCAGTACTGCGAAGTGCGTTAGTAACGCCACCGATACCGCCACCGATTGCTGCACCTGCAGCGAATGAGTTGATTAAGCGGGCAAGAGTTTCATCGGACTCATACTCTCGTCCTGTATAGGCACTGGTCGCACCCATGATGATTGCTTCTTGGCCTGCCTCGGTTGTGCCTTCTAATACAGCACCTGCTCCTGCGCCTGTAGCGCCACGGCGTAGTCTTCCACCGCGCTGGCCTAGACGGACACCGCCAAATAACTTAGCCCCAAGTACAAACTCAGGGATGGTGTCGAGTGCAGCGTAAGGAATACCCGATAATAGGGCAG